CAACCAGAGCCAAACGAAAGGGTAAGGCAAAGGGTAAACAGTTTGTGGCTCAACCGAAAAAGATTGCTAACAAGGTAAGGAGATATAGAAATGCCTAATGTAATGGGAAAGAAGTTTGCTTATACAGCTAAAGGAATGAAAGAAGCTGAGGCTTATAAGAAAAAGAAAAAGAAGAAGACTTTGTTTAAAAGGACAGAAAGCTAATGGCTTGGTATTTAACAACTGGTGAATTGTGGACAGGCGAAACTCACGTTCTAGCAGGAACAACTTATACTGGTAAGACAAGAACCCCTGAGTCTCGCAGGTTAGTAGAGGGGTCTGAACCCGAACGTGCGAGAAGCTCCAACGGACAGTTACAAGGTGACGATCCTTCTACTCCCAATATTAATGAAGCCTATTCTCAGCCAAAGGCTAAAAAGAAAAAATGAGCTTTGTTAATACACTTAAACAAGAAGACTTAAACGCTTTGAGAGAAGCGGTAAGAAAAGTTCACTTTAAATATTTTCCAGAAAAACATGGTGCATCTTTTGTTACTAATACAATGGTCGATCAGATTATTGATTGGTATGGACCAGAAGTTGTGGAAAAATCTATGAAGGTGTTGGTAGATAAAGGTCTTAGATGACTACCTTTAAATATAAACCTGATGGTGATGTTCTTAAATCGTTTATGAAGAACAACACTTTCTTTCGTGGGATTCGTGGGCCAGTAGGGAGTGGCAAAAGTGTTGGATGTTGTGTTGAAGTATTTCGCAGGTCGCTCGAACAAAACAAATCACCTGACGGAAAACGAAAGTCTCGATGGGCTATTATACGGAACACAAACCCACAGCTACGAACTACAACTATTAAAACATGGCTTGACTGGTTTCCAGAAGAACAATGGGGAAAGTTCATCTGGTCAGTGCCGTACACCCACCACATTAAAAAAGGTGACCTAGACCTTGAAGTTATCTTCCTTGCCCTTGATCGACCAGAAGATGTAAAAAAGTTATTGTCCCTCGAACTTACTGGTGTTTGGATCAATGAGGCAAGGGAGATACCCAAAAGTATTATTGATGCTTGTACTATGAGGGTTGGGCGATTCCCTTCTATGCGTGATGGTGGTCCGAGTTGGACAGGTGTTATTGCAGATACCAACGCACCAGAAGAAGATCATTGGTGGCCTATCATGTCAGGTGAAGTGCCTGTGCCAGATCACATTCCTAGAGAACAAGCTAAGATGTTAGTCAAACCTGACAACTGGAAGTTCTTTACGCAGTCGTCTGGAATGATTGAAGTTCGTAATGATGATGGTGAAGTAAAAGATTATCAGCCAAATAAGAAAGCTGAGAATCAAAAACATATGCTTAGTAACTACTATAGTAATTTAATTAGAGGTAAAACTAAAAGTTGGATTGATGTCTATGTTATGAATAGACTAGGGTCTATACAAGAAGGGAAACCTATATATCAAATGTTTGCGCCTGATGTTCATATAGCAAAAGAAGAAATACCTGTTGCTGCTAATGCTCCGTTGTATGTTGGGTTAGATTTTGGACTTACACCTGCCGCAACTCTTGGTCAAAAGGTAAGAGGTCGATGGTTAATTCAATCAGAGATTGTTGCTTTTGATATGGGCATTGTTAGATTTGCAGAAGTATTAAGAGAAGAAATAGCTACACGTTTTTCTCAGTGTCCTGATGTTTACATTTATGGTGATCCAGCAGGTGATTTTAGAGCGCAAACTGATGAATCCACACCTTTTCACATTTTGCGTGGGGCAGGTTTGAGAGCGTATCCTGCGCCCTCCAACTCTGTTGACCTTCGGCTTGAGTCAGTTTCCTCCCAACTCAACAAAATGGTTGAAGGTAAACCTGCCTTTTTAATTGATCGACGTTGCCAACAACTTATCAAAGGCTTTGAAGGTGGCTATCAATATAAACGTATGGAAGTATCTGGCGAAAGATATGCAGATAAACCTGATAAAAATATGTATTCTCATATTCATGATGCGCTGCAATATATGATGTTAGGTGCAGGAGAAGGTCGAGCTCTTTTAAATACTCAAAAAGCAGCAAGGCCTGTTGTTGCAGCAAGAAACTTTGATGTGTTTTCTAAGCGAAAACCTCAAGAAAGAAGACAAGGACTTTGGGCTAGGATGTAATTGTGCGTTGCATTTTATAATTTTATTTGTTTATAGCTTAAAAAAAAGGAGATTGTAATGTGTTGGAATGTGGTGCTCCCGACCTTAATAAGTGGGATTCTAGGCGTAAAACAAATTAAGGCTCAAAAAAGAGCTTTTGCTCAACAGCAAGCGCAAACTGAAAAAATGCTGCAAGCGCAGCAAGAACAAACGGCTGCTGCCCAAGCAAGCTCTGCTGCAATGATGGATCAGATAAGAGCTCAACAAGAACGACAAGCTCAGATACTTGCTGAACAAAAAGCTAAAGAAGAAGCNTTAGCTAAGAAAGAAGCAGANGAAGCAAGGCAAAGAGAACTTGAAGCTAAAGGTCAAGAAGAAGATTTACTTGCATCAAGCCTAAAGAAAAGAATAAGACGAACTGGTACTTCTAATAGAAGAAGTTTATTTACTGGCGCAGGTGGTGGCGCAGGTTATTATAGTAGGTTTGGCTAATGATAAATGATCCCGTTGCGAAACAATATCTAAAGCGGTATCAATCCGCTAAAGCAAAGCGTGAAAACTTTGTTTCTTTATTTGAAGAATGTTATGAATATGCTTTGCCGCAAAGGGAATCTTTTTATTATGAAAGTATTGGTGAGCGTAGAGATGATAAAATATTTGATGAAACCGCAGTTGTCGGTGTTCAAGAGTTTGCATCTCGATTACAATCTGGATTAGTTCCTAACTTTGCAAGATGGGCTGACTTAATGGCAGGGTCAGAAATACCTGATGCTCAGAAAGATTCTGTTGATAATGACCTAGATGAAGTAACAGAATATGTGTTTGAAGTTTTGCAGAACTCAAACTTTGCACAAGAAGTTCATGAATCATTTATGGACTTGGCAGTAGGAACTGGGGTTTTGGTTTGCGAGGAAGGTGATGCATTATCTCCTGTGCGTTTTTCTGCAATTCCATTACCCCATGTTATTTTAGATACTGGACCTGACGATCGAATAGATCATGTATTTCGAGAGCGTAAGGGTATACGCTTTGATCAAATACAAATACTTTATCCTCAAGCAAAGCTTACTGGGGATTTGGCAAACATGGTTCAGAACTCTGGTGATCTTAAAACAACAATACTTGAAATTGTTTGCAAAGATTACTCACGACCAAATGTTGAAGCACATTTATATTACGCAGTATGTATGACAACAAAGACTTTGATTATGTCATATAAAATGGAGGGCGTAGGTTCTAATCCATTTATTTGTTTTAGATGGTCTAAGTGTGCAGGAGAAGTTTATGGTCGAGGCCCACTAATTAATGCATTGTCTGCAATTAAAACAACAAACCTCACAATAGAACTTATTCTTGAAAATGCACAAATGTCTATTTCAGGAATATATCAAATAGAAGATGATGGTGTAATAAACCCTGATACAATAAATCTTGTTCCAGGGACTATAATACCTAAAGCAATGGGCTCTTCTGGGCTTCAACCTATTCAAGCAGCAGGAAGATTTGATGTTGCACAGCTTGTTTTGTCAGATATGCGGCAGAATATAAAACGCGCATTATACAATGATATGCTAGGAAATCCAGATAAAACTCCTGCATCTGCTACTGAAGTAGCTGAACGTATGGCAGATTTATCACGCAGGATAGGATCGGCTTTTGGCAGACTGCAAGCAGAACTTGTGCAGCCAGTATTACAGCGTGTTATTTATATTCTTAAAAAACAAGGACGTATTGAAGTACCAACTGTTAATGGTAGAGAAATAAAAATACGTTCATCATCACCATTGGCACAAGCGCAAGCCAATCAAGATATATCTTCAGTGTCACGATTCNTAGAATTAACTAACGCAGCTTTTGGTCCAGAGGCTATGCAGTTACTAATTAACTCTGAAGANACNGCACTTTACCTTGCTAAAAAATTTGGTGTACCAGATACCTTGATCCGAGATGAACAAGAGCGTAAACAAATAGTTGCAATGATGCAGCAAATGCAGCAAGCTCAGGCTGCTGCACCTGCCGCAGAGCAACCAATGGAGTAACGCTTGAGTACAAAAGTAAATGTGGGAGTTGACGGAATACATCGACCACAAGGAAAAGACAGNGAGATAAGTCTCAATGTCGCTGAAATATTNAGTACGCCAACAGGACAAGCTGTATTAAAGTATTTACGTTCAGTAACTATTGAAATGGTTAATGGACCAAATGTTTCTACAGAAGAACTGCGTCATTTAGAAGGGCAGCGTTATCTTGTTGGTTTAATTGAATCTCGTATTAATCATGCACATAAGGTAAAATCTGATGGAACAAGAAGCTGAAGTAATTGAAACAAATGAAGAAGTGGCTACTGAACGACCTGAGTGGCTACCAGAAAAGTTTAGTGATCCTGCTGAACTTGGCAAAGCANATAAATCTTTAGAGTCTAAACTTGGAGAAAAAGAAGAAGTTCTTAAAGAACAAGTAAAAGAAGAACTTATTCAAGANCGTTTTGGTGATCGACCAAACTCATCGGGTGATTATGAATTGCCAGANGTTGTTAATGCTGAAGAAGGTTTTAATAACGAATTGCTACAATGGTGGGCAGATCATTCATACGAAAATGGNTTTTCTCAAGAAAAGTTTAAAGAAGGTATAGAAAAATTTGCAGAATATGCAGGTCCAGAACAAGTAGATATAGAAGCTGAAGCTAAAGCATTAGGCGATAATTCTGACGCTAGGATTGAAGCTGCGTCTGTTTGGGCAGAACAATTCTTTCCAGAAGAAGTATTACCTGCAATTGAACTTCTATGTCAAAAACATGAAGGTATAATAGCATTGGAAATGATGATGGAAAAACTCAAAGACCCATCCGTAGACTCTCCTTCTAACCCTGCGGCAACAACTTCACAAGCTGATTTAGAAGAAATGGCGCGTGACGAAAGGTACTGGAATCCTGCTAAACGTGATAGGAACTATGTTAAACAAGTAGATGATGGCTATAAAAAGCTGTATAATGGATAACATATTGTTTAAATCAAGGGGCATAACAATTGCCCCTTTTTCTCGTAAACACCTTTTACCTGTGTTTGACGACATATGTGAGGAAAACAAAACAGAATTTTCCGATCTATATGAACAAGATATTTTTGAAGCTTTGCTTTCTGCGGTAGATCAGCCTGACATTTTTGTAGTTAATTATAAAAACAAACCTATGGCGCTTATGGGATTGCAAGGAATTGATTCTCAGAATGGAATGCTTTGGTCATTGTTTACTAACCATTTTAAAGAAAACAAAACTAAATTTTATAGAGTATCACCTGACCTAATAGATTTTTATCATACTCATTATTATCAACTACATGTAAATACTTGGGTAAGAAATAAAGGAATTATTCAGTGGTTGGCATGGCTTGGTTTTAATATAGAGCAAATTGAAGATACTGAAGAAAATAAAACTTTTGTGCATTTTGTGCGTTGCAATCCGAATAGAAAAAATGTTTATGCTCTATCATCAAGGCCTGTGATGCACTGAGAAGCCCGTAAGGATACCTTCAATGAAGTAGCGGATCAGATACCCAAGATGCAAATGTAACTTAAATAAGGACTGTAAAAATGGCTAATACAATTACTGAAGCCTTTATTAAGCAGTTTGAAACCGATGTGCATCTTGCTTATCAACGCATGGGTTCAAAACTGCGTAATACAACTCGTACAACAAACGTAACTGGTAATGTTGCACGATTTCAAAAAATTGGTGCTGGTTCAGCATCTACTAAATCTCGTAACGGCAATGTGTCTCCAATGGAACTAGTCCACACTAATGTGGAAGTAACAATGTCAGACTTCTATGCTGCGGAATATGTCGATAAACTTGACGAACTAAAGACTAATATTAATGAACGTCAAGCTATTGCAGAGTCTGCTGCTGCTGCTCTTGGTCGTAAGACTGACGAGATTATTACAACTGCTATGGATGCAGGTGCTAACTCAACTCAAATACATGATACTAACTCTGCTCTTGGTAAAGCAGACTTGCTAACATTGTTTGAAACATTTGGTGCTGCTGACATTCCAGAAGACGGACAGCGTTATCTTGCTATGAACTCCGCAGGTTTTGCTGACTTATTTAACATTAATGAGTTTGCATCATCCGACTTTGTTGGGCCACAAAACTTACCGTTTGCAGGTGGCATGTCAATGAAAGAGTTTTTAGGCTTTAAGATATTCTCAACATCTGCTGTATCAGGTGGTAAGAACTTTGCGTATCATATGAGAGCCGTAGGCTTAGGTATGAACTCAGACGTTCAAACCGAAATTAACTATGTGCCTGAGAAAGTCTCACATCTATTTACATCAATGATGTCAATGGGTGCTGTCGTTATTGACGACAATGGTGTTTATGAAGTTCTAGATAATAACTAAGAAAGGATTTATAAATGGCTTTTTCTGCATCTGGTTTAACTCGTATGGCAGGTGGTGGTGGTCATAGCCTTTGGTTTTATGACTCAACTGACGCCATAACAGCGGTTCGCGTTTCTGGTTACTTTAATAACGCTGCAAGCATGTTAAATGTTGGCGACGCTATTTTTGTACTAGATAGTGATGCTCCTGCTTTAAGCGTATCATTAGTATTATCGAACACTGGTTCGGTAGTAGATATTGCTGACGGTACAGCTATTACTGTAACCGATAGTGACTAATAGAGTGGGGGTGAAAGCCCCCCTCTTTACATTGAGGTTTTAAATGGCGGTAACAAGTACACAGGCNAATTCTTCTATTGATATATGTAGTAGAGCTCTCATCTTAATTGGTGCAGAGCCAATTACTTCTTTTGATGATGGGAATAATGAAGCATTAGTTTCAGCGAATATGTATGAAGATGTTGTTCGGTCTGCTTTGGTAAATTCAAGGTGGCGATTTGCAGTAGACCAAGCAATTTTAAATAGATTAAGTGATGCCCCTACTGGACGTTATGATGCTGCATATCAGTTACCATCTGCTTGGTTAATGACACATGCGGTTACTGTAAATGATACACCAATAAATTATCAAACTTATGGTGATAAGTTATTTTGTGATGAAGCAGCAACCTCAGAACTTGTTTTAGATTTTACATATCGAGCTAATGAAATTGATTTTCCTTCATATTTTACAATTGCAGTACAATATGAAATGGCTGCTGTTTTAGCNTCTAGNCTTGCACGAGATACTAATCTAACTAATTTAATGAGACAGCAAGCACAGATTTCAATGATGAGAGCNCGCAGTTTAGATTCACAACAACAAATATCAAGAAAGCTAAACACATCAAGGTTTATTGCTCAAAGGCGTAGTTAATGCAAAAGATAACTGTACCTATAAACAGCTTTCAATTTGGAGAAGTAAGTCCTTCATTATTATCAAGAACCGACTCTCCTATATATAATGCTTCTGCACAAAAGATTGAAAATATGTTTTTACGATCTGAAGGTGGCGTAATCAAACGTGCAGGTTTGAAAAATATATACAGATTTTCTGATATAACTGTTGACTCAGCAAAGAAGCAACAATCAAGATTGCTTCCATTTATATTTTCTGATGATGAACAATATGTCATTTCACTTGAGCATCAGAAAGTAAGATGTTTTTATATTAATCCCACAACTGGTGCTACAACTCTTGTGGATACAGTTACTCAAGATGTAAATGGTGCAGCATTAAAGTTCGATCATTTGTATTTAACAGAATACACATTTGCTCAAGAAGCAGACGTAATGTTTATTTGTCATAATTTATTTATGCCGCAACAAATTGTTAGAACGAGCTTAACAACATTTGAAGTATCACCTTTTGTATTTGATACAAGAGCAGACAATGCAAAAATATATCAACCATATTTTAACTTTCAAGCTTTTACTAATAAGCTAAACCCAGCAGCTACTTCTGGCAATGGGGTAACTGTAACTACTTCATCTGCTTATTTTGATACAACAGGTAAACATGTAGGCTTAACATTAAAGTACCATGATAGTGAAATGGAAATTGTTTCAGTACAATCTTCTACTCAAGCTACTGTAAATATTGTGGATACACTGCAAGCAATACTTCCAATAAATTCATTTAGAACAACTGATGGTAGCAGCACTATTGAAGTTACTTACAAAGAACATGGATTTGCTGTTGGTGATAGCGTAACTGTTTCTGATGCAGGAGGCTTTGCAGGTTTAAGTGCTAATCAAATAAATGGCAGTAGAACTGTTACATCTATTCGTAATGATAATGTATTTACATTTAATGCTGCATCAACAGCTAATGCTTCATTAGCAGGTGGAGGTACGCCACATATAGAATCCCATGCACCTACAACAACATGGTATGAGCAAGCGTATTCTGATTTACGTGGTTATCCTGCTGCAATAACTTTTCATGAAAATAGATTAACCCTTGCAGGAACAATAGCTCAACCTGATTCAATATGGTTTTCTAAGATAAGCAGATATTACAATTTTGATTTAGGCGATGCTGAATCCGCTGATGCAATTCAAGTGACTGCAAGTTTAGGTGAAGTAAATCAAATAAGACATTTGGTTTCTAATCGTGATTTACAAGTGTTTACTGCTACTTCAGAAATGTTTGTACCGTCATTCGATGCACAACCTTTGACACCAACTAATGTGCAAGTAAAAAGACAAACACCTTTTGGAATTGAATATATAAGACCTCAATTACTTGATGGGGCTTCTGTGTTTGTTCAAACTGGCGGTAATATTGTGCGTGAATATATCTTCACAGATTCTGAAGCTGCGTATACTTCAATTGCTATATCAGGCATAGCATCACATTTAATTCGTAATCCTGTTGAAATGAATACTCTTAACGGTGCTGTTGATAGATCAGAAAGTTATTTATTTATGATAAATTCTGATGGGAAAATGGCAGTGTTTAATTCCAACAGAGCCGAAAAAAGAGCAGGATGGGTTGAGTTTTCTTCTCAAGGTAAGTTTCATTCTTCAGTAACAGTAGATGAAAAAGTATTTTGCAATCTTGTTATTGATATAGGAGATGGAACACAGAACATTGTTCTTTGCCAACTTACCTACGATCATAACATGGACTATGCAAAAGACTATACTGGTACGGCAGGAGTGTTTAATGTAAGTTCTGATTTTGCAAATGGTGCAGTTGTAAATGTAATAAGTGGAAATAATTATGTTGGTCAGTTTACTGTTNCAGGTGGCAATGTTGATGTATCTGCGGTTGATGCTTCATTAACTNCTGTTGAAATAGGTTTAAAGTTTGATGTTAATCTTACAACAAATCCAATTGATGTTTCTTTATCAAACGGACCAATAACAGGTAAACCTAGAGCATTAGCTTCTGTTATATTAGATTTAAACAATACATTATCTACCTCAGTAAATAATACTAACCTTGTAATAAGAAATACTACTGATGATCTTTCATTACAGCAACAACCTTTTACTGGTAAAAAAGAATTTAGATTGCTTGGTTATTCACGTGATCCTCAAATAACAATATCTCAAAATGCACCACTGCCTATGCAGGTTAATGGGCTAGTCGCGGAGCTTGTAATATGAATTGGTTTTCTACATTTTTAGACATTGGTACTAGTCTTTANACCTCTGCTTCTAAGTTTGCTATGGATAGTTATATGATTGATACGATGTCCAAAATGGGNCAGTTGCGTGTCGATGCATTAAACCAAAGTGCTGATGCTTTAATTGAACAAGCAGAAATGCAACAAAAAGAATATGAACTTGAAAGACAAGCTTCTCAAATTCAATCTATTCAACAATTGCAAGCAAGAGTTTCAGAGTACAATGATGCATTAGAGTTTAATAACTTTATGACTGAAGCAAGGCTTGGTGGTGGCGAAAGCATGAGTGTTGCTAGATTTGTTGCTGCTCAAAGCAAAGTAGTAACTAGAGATTTAGAACGTCTTGATACTCAAGCTTCTCTTGTAGATTCTTCTTTGCGTATTCGAGGAAGACTATCAATGTTAAATGGTATTACCGCAGCAAGAGCTCAAAGAACTAAAGCAATGGAAAGTGCTTATCAGAATACAATTGATATGCTTAAAGTTTATGGCAGTCCTTTTGATACAGCAAAAGATGTTATAAGCGATTTTAAAACAGTAGGTACAACTATTTATGAGCATTTAACATGAGAGCACCAATAAAGCAAAAGACAGAAATATTTAATAAACCCATTGGTGTNACTTCTATACGAACTGGTGAACCCGAAATGTGGGAACAAATATCTGCTTCTGCTGAAAGAAGGTATCGAGAAGCATATGAATANAATGCAGATAGAGCAAAACAACAGGGTGTAGAAGCTGCTGCTAAAGTTCCAACGTCTGATTTATTTGCTATTGATCCTGTTACGCAAAGCCCAGTTGCTTTAAAACCGCCTAAATCTTTTGGTTTNATTGGAAGACAGGCATATGAAAACTTAATTAACAGACGCTTTGANGAATCAATACAAGGTGAGCTTGAGCAAAAAGCATCTGAGTATGCTCAAAAGTTTCCTAGTTCTGAAGCATTTAGTGAGCAATTTGCTAAACATATTGAGAATATGGTTGCTCCGTCAATTGATGACGCAGGTGAAACAAGTGCTTATGGAAGAATAATAAAAGAACTTGGTGAAGAATACTTAGCATCAACTACTGCTGCAATGGTTAAAAAAGAAATTGAAATAACCAATGCTAAATTAAAACGTCATAATAGACTTAAAAGATGGGGTAATTTTAAAAAGGCATCATACTTTGCTGCGGCAGGTGACTCACAATCTGCTGCTGATATTTTAGAACATGAAAGAGAAAGACTTGATGAAGAATATCTTGCAGGAGAAGTGTCTTGGGATGAATATACTAGTACATTAGAAGAAATTGAGGGTTTTAAAGGTATGACCTCAACTAATGTTTTACAAACTTATTATCTTGAGAACGAAGATAAACAAGCACTTATAAGAATGGGAATTAGAAATCCTAAAACAAGAGCAGAACTTCCTGAGTCTGTTCAAAAAGATATAGCAATGGCTTTAATAACAACTTCTGAAAGCGAATTGGTTCGTGGTTTAGAAGCATTAAGTCAAGATGTTGAAAGCTATTTTGATGATAGAATTGAAATTGCTTTAAATAATAACATTTCTCAAATTACTTCATTAACTACGCCTCAAGAAATTAATGCAATAGTAGTATCTCTTGACCCTGATATACAAAAAAATGTAAAAAAGAATTTATTAATAGAAGCTATCGTACAAAGATTACATGCTAACATTACTGAAATCGGGGATATTAGTCCTTATACTAATGAATTGTCTGATGCATCTTTCTCGAGCACCACTCAATTAAAAATTGTTTTAGGTTCTAACTTTGTAAATGAACTAAAAACTTTTTCTTATGAAGAGCGTCAAAGTATTTCTGACGGTATTTTTTCTCGTCATAAATTAATGAACGCTGCTGAAACAGCTAAACAAAATGTTTTAGATCAACTATTTAAAAAAAGTTTACGAACTTATTTGACTGACGATGATTTAGAAATAAACGAAATAATAGAAAAAACTACTGACTTAATGGCAGATGTTGCTCAGTCTGATTATGAGAAAAAAGATTCTTTTATAGAAACTATTCTTTCAAAGTCTGCTGCTGCTGTAATGGATCGTGCTCGTTCTATTCAACTACCACCTAATGAATTAGAGCATATACAAAATTTAATAGAATCTGGTGTGGCAACCTATACTGCAAGCAAAGACTCTCCACCTAGTACAGAAGATTCTGAATCATATTTTGCTGCAATGAAATATGCATATGACAAACAAGAAGCAAGCACTAGCGGTGAGTTTGATAGAAAAATTCAAGCTACCAAAGGTGATATTGATGCTCAGATAAAATTACAAAAAACTCAATTAAGACGAGAAGCGATTCTTGGTGGTTATGCAGATGAAACCACAATTAAAGATTATGACAAAGATTTGTTTGGAGGTATTGTTCCTTCACTAAATACTTTGCTTGAAAATGATTTTGTTATTGAAACTATTTCGAAAGGCTATGTGTTACCAACATTTACTAAGTCTTTGTATGCTTCATTTACTGGTGCTGATGAACAGGCTTCAGCTAACGCTTTACTTGTATTTAAAAGATTTAAACTTGCTGACGCAAAGGTAGGCGGTAAAAATTTTCAATATGATTTAATGAAAAAGTCTTTAACGCCAGAACAGTATGGTATGCTTAATTCTGCATTAAATGCTGTTGAAAGGTTTGGTGTAAACCCTGCTCAGTTTTCTATTAAACAACAACTTTATGATGGCGATGTTATTGCTGATGTAAAAAAAGATTTAGGTTTAGCTAAAGATGCTCAGTTATTTACTTTCTTTAAAGATTATAACATGAGTATAGAATATAAACGTGAGATTGCTTCTGCAATTATTGTTGAAAAAATAATGGGCAGAACATTTATATCAAAAGATGAGATAGAAGATTTTGTCGATGAGTATAGCAGTCAAATGACTGAAGATGAATTTATTGTTACTCCTACTATTGATGGCAAATCAAATTACTCCCGATACAATTGGACTGATGTAGATGGCATGATGTCAATGAGAGATGATGTTATATCATTGATTGCAGACAATCCTGAGTATCAAAAGTTTTTTACTGGCGGTACAGTTCTTGATGCAGGTATTGAAATATTAATGCAAGGAGTAATTGGTCGTGATGCTATAAGAAAAACATATGAACAAAGCGATACTATTAAAGCATTGCAAAATGATCGTCTTAAAACAATTGCAATGATAGAGACTCTTGGTATTGATTTGTATTACCAACCAATAATTGAATCTTTTGAAAATGGTATAGCTTCATATCGTGCAGGATTTATGAGCGATCAAGGGTTTATACCATTTGAAATTAACAATGAATCTGTGGTTGTTTCTCCACCTGTTGAAGCAGAAAGCAGATCGAGTGAATTGTTTGCTGCTGTAAATCAAAGAAGCAGAATACTTTCAATTACTGGCACTGATTATAATAAAATAACAAATCCAAATTTACGTCTTAATCTTGCAAGAACAGATGTAAGTATACAAATGCTGCGCGGTGCAGAAATGACTTTAGATGATTTTAAAAATAATCCTATGCTTTACCAAGAGTTATCAGCCCTTGCTCAAGGCACAGCTAAAACAATAGATGAAATTATTGAAGAGCAAAGACAGGCGTTAGGACTTGATTAATGGAAATTAATGTTCCTAATTTACCACCGTTACCAGTAGAAAAAAAACCTGAGGTTATTGATCAAAAGGTTACTATCGGTCAAACTGGTAATGCTCAAATGCAAACAACATTTGGGAGTGTAGCAGATCAACTTTCTTTCTATGCGAGTGAAGGTAAGTTTGAAGAAAACGCATCTATTGCTGTTGAAGATTATATAAAAGAAAATAATCTGCCTTCTAATCTTGCTAATCATATGAGAACTTTTGGTGCGTCTAGTATGGATGATTACAGACGCGCTGTAAATTTTGTAACCTCAAGACAGCGTTCTCAATATGCATTAGAAAACTCTAGTCTTGGAGCACAGTTGATAACTGATCCAACTATTCCAGTAAGTATTTTTCTTCCGTATGCTGC